GTGCCGCGAAATGTTCGAAGAAAGTTTTTACTTTCTCCAAAGCGCCCGGATCGTCCGAGAAGACCCCCCAAGCGAGCACCACTATGGGCGCCGACAAAATTACGAGAACGAATTCGTCCTTGTAGTCGTTTTGACGTGCCTCTAACAACTTGCCTTGGTATTGTTCTTCACCTCGAGCTTGTCGTTCAGCGTGCAGTAATTGAGCATCAGACATCGCGACTTTTGCCTTTTGCTTGTTAGCATAAATCTTACTACCAGCAGAGACAGCTAATTTAATTGCTGACAACCACATACTAGTACCAAGTTGCTTTTTTACTTTTAGACTTCAGCATTCTTCTAGTTCCTCTAACTTCAACTTCTTCTCCAACAGCAATCTTGTTGTAGACTGAATCTTGGTTAGTAAGAATTTCAGATCTAGGGTCTTTGATAGTTTTTACTTCTGGTGTAGGAATTTCCTGACCACCAGTTGCATTTGACATAACAACTTCCCCTTTTCTGCCTACTGACATTTTATCTTTTAAAGCCATAATTTTCTCCTTATGTTTTTATACTTATTTTTTCTTAAAATTTCTACCAAAATCGTGAATTTTACTTTGGTTAGCCATTTGTTGTTTAGCAATAGATGTAGCTGCTCTTAGTTCTGCTAGCTCTTCGTTCTGTTCAAGCTTCTCATCTTTGTTTTGTTGGTTCATAAATGCTTTCATTCGGTCAAGATTAATTTTTTCTTGAGCTTGTTCAGCTTTTACGAAGTCATCTTTAGCTCTTATGTCTAATTCTCTAGCTTTTAACTTAGCAATTGGGTCATTTCCGTATTCACCCATTAATTCTTTTTCTTCTTTAGCAAAATCTTCAAACATTTCTGCAATTAAAACTGCTTTTCTAGATTCAATTTGCATATTTAAGGCCATTATTTGTTGTTGGACTTGTGGATCTTGTGCTAAAGCAGGATTTGCTTGCATTTGTTGCTGCATTTGTTGCATTTGAATGATTTGATCTTTAAATTCTACCTCAACTTGCTCTAATGCCATCAAAGAAATGTGTTCAAAAATATTTTTTTGCATTGCAGCGGTTACCATGGGGTTATTTCTAGCCATTGAAGACGTCATAAAATTTAAATGAGCTGTAATATGAGCTCTATGGTCTTGACCTTTGAACGCTTGAAAAGGTTGTCCGCCTAAAGCTTGTATAGCTTCAATACTTGGATCCATTGGCATTGGTCTTGGCACAGGTTTTAAAATCATATCTATGTTTTTTACACCTAACGCTTCATACATTGCACGATATGCATTGTATAAATTGTGCATCTGTGGATTAGATTGTGCTAATTGTAATTCTGCTTGAGCAATAGATATTCTTTGTGTTTGAGAAAATATGTTTGGATCAGCAACTGGTAAGATATCTATTCTATCATCAAAATCTGTTTTCTTAATCATTCTTTGACCACCTACAACATCATAAGGATATTGTTCTGGTAAATATAATTTAAATACTCTAGCCAACATCTTAAACTCATTCTTAAGACTCACATAAATTCTTTTGTGAATCGCAGACATTGTTCTGCTTCCTTTTTCCAACAAAGCCACTGTCGTTCCCACTGCTGCTTGTTGATTCCCATCACCTACTTGAAGGTCAGCAATGGACGCGAAACGCTGTCCAGCTGATACAACGACACCCATAAGCTGTAAAAGAGTTTGTGATGGTTCCTTAAATGGAAGTGCCATAAATGCATCTTTAATATTTCCACCTGGAGCATCTACATCTCTAAATTCACCGGGAGTTATAGATTGCGCGTCATCACGTATTCTAATGCCGCGCATCTTAAATCCTGCTGGTAAATTGGAGAGGGTACCAGCATCTAGTAATGATCTTAGAGCTGCAGTTGCAGTTCTTGATAGACCACCGATCATATGAATTAATCCAAACCCATAAAAACCTAAACCGGGTAAAAATTTAAAATGAACAAAATAAGAAATTTTCTTTTTCTTTGGATCATCTAATTCATAGTTTCTTCTAATCGATAATACTTCACGTGATGCTTCTTCAATTGTTACAATGTATGGAAGTTTAATTCCTGTTTCTTCGCCTCCTGCGTCTCTATCCTCGAAACCTTCTAAATCTAAATCAATATGAAATTCTAAAATATTATAAACGTCTTCATCTTTTGTTTTTGTAATTCCTTCTAGTTCTCGTTCTTTTCTCTCAAGATCAGATTCAGTATCCGCAGGTTCACCAATATCTACATCTCTGTAAAATCCGCCAACCATTTGTTTTCTTAAATCGTTGCCTTTCATTTTAATACGGTGAACAACAGCCGTTGCATCTTCAAGAGATGTTGCAGTATAAGGTACTACTAAATCTTCGGCCGGTACAAATTTAGAAACTGCTCTACCTAATAAATCATCATAATAAACTTTTTTAAATGCAGATCCTGCAAGTGGTAAATAAAATAATAATTGATCAAACTCAGGTTCGTATTCTTTCATTTGATCCATTAATTGATAGTTCATAAAATCTTTAACTCTAGTTGATTGCATTTCTTTTTCAGGACTTGGAGCTCCCATAATTTGAGTTCTTACTGGTCCGTCGGCCGGGAGTAATTCTTTGTAAGCCAATGCTTGAAATTGAGTAACCGCTTCTGCAAGAACCGGGTGTGTGGCTCCTGCTGCACCTGAGAAAGGTTCTGTTCTATCTTCGTATTTAAATCCTAATAAATCTAAACCGGTAATGTAAGTGTGTTCCCATTCTTTACGAGACTCTTTGTAGTCCATGTAGTTTGAATTTAACTCTGAACCTAAAGGACCTAACACATCCTCTGGTAGTAACTCGGCTAAATTGTCAAAGTGATTTTCACTTTGTGCTTGGTTAAATGCTCCAGGTTCAAAATTAATTTCTACGCCGCCATCTTCTGTCGGGGTAATCTCTGTTTCACCAGCATCAGGTAATGATTCTTTAATTTCTTCAGTAGCCTCTATTTGTTCCTCGGGCCCTGGTATCTCAACCGATTTTCTTATTTCGGTTAATGCTTTGTCTATGTCTGCCATTTATTTTCTCCAATTGATTAGGTTTATCTTGTTTTGTTTGATTAATCAAGCCTCGTGGATCAGGGCCACTTAAGGGTGGTATCTGATCAAATTTAACATGTTTCATGTTTTTAACTAGTGTTGGATTCTTTTTCATTACCAATAAAATTTCTTTTTTCGTTTAGGTTGATCCTCATCTTTATAGTCTTCTGGGTGTCTTATCAACCCTCCTTGTCTAAATCTCATTAGAGCTTGAGTCATAGAATCTACTAAGTCGTCATGATCTCCGTATGGAAATGCAGCAACTTCTTCTACCATTTCTTGAGCAAACTCTTGATCTAAAGGAGCCCATACTTGGCCGGCTTCAAATATAGGAGAAACTGCATTGACTCTAGCAATTTTATCTTGACCTTTACTAGGTGTAAAATTTACCGCGGGTATTCCCATTTGTCTAAGCTCATACATCAAAGGAAGTCCTGATGCTTTTGCTTCAATAATAACTGTATCTGGATTCCAATATTTATATTGTTCTAATGCAACACGACGTAGTTCTGGAAACTCTAATCGTTCTTTGTAAGAGTCTAATAATATTATTTGTGGACCCGCATCTTCGTTTGGACGAAAAACTCCCCACGTTGTAATTGCACTATAATCAGCTGTCTCCTTTTTTAAATATGCAGTATCGTAACTTTGAATAGTATGTTCAACAACAGGCATGTGTTCGAGTTCCCAATTTTTCCACCATTCTCTTTTGATAAGAGCTCCTTCTTCTGAAGTTGGGTTTTGCATGTATTGCGCGTTCCACTTAGCAACACCCGCAGATGCCTTTACAGATTCAAGATCCTCGAGCTTCCAATATTCAGGCCAGACTGGTTTGCCGTTTGGAAGGATTGCAGGAAACTCTATAACTTCCCATTGATCTGCATTTTCATTTTTCTGAGCGTTAATTAATTTTTGTGTAAGATCTTTTGTAGACCAACGAGTCATGACTAAAACAATACGACCTCCTGGTTGAAGCCTTTGCCGTGGTCCACTAGTATACCACTCCCATGCATTATCAAATGCAATAGGTGAGTTTACATCTTGCTCTGAATGTGGATCATCTATAATTAATAAGTCTGCACCTCTACCGGTTACCGCACCTTGGACACCGACTGCAAAGTATTCACCACCATCAGATGTATTCCAACGTCCTGCAGCTTTACTATCTTCCTGGAGTCTTGTTTTAAATATCGCTTGATACTCAGGTGAATCAATTAAGTGTTTTGTTTTACGACCAAAATTTACAGCAAGTTCTGCTGTGTGTGTTGCTTGAATTATTTTTAATTTTGGGTTTTGTCCTATCATCCATGCAGGAAGAAAGAATGATGCAAATTCAGATTTAGTATGCCTAGGCGGCATGTTTATAATTAGACGGGTCAATTCTCCAGTCGCTAATTTATTAAACTTATCTGCTATCTCGGTGTGATGGGACCCCTCTATAAAATCTGGCCACATCTTTTTTACAAAAGGCAAAAATTTAGTACGAACTTGTTTAAGTTCTTTTCTTTGTTCCCGTTGTATGATCTGAATCTTTAACTTTCTTCTTTCGATTGGATCTGTAATTTTATTTATATCTTGTATTGTTAGCATATATTTCAATGTGGGTAGAAAGTATTATACAGCAATGACTGAGTAAATCAAACACTATAGGGTAGGTCTGGGACCCCTATCAACGCAAGGGGGTATTAATAAAAATGTTTCACGTGAAACATAAAAGTAATTCCTTTAGGGTCCCCTTTTAAAGCGCGCGAAGCGCGCCCGGGTGGGTCCCGCCCACATGCTCTTCTCTGACCCATTTTGGTCATAGTGTGTAGGATTATCCTTGACACAATATATTGTGTCTATGTGTCGTGGCGCGAGTGTGTTAATCTCGCGCCTCGTTTAT